CAGAGGCTTACATGCGGATTGATGCGGATGGCACTGGCATCCCAGTGCTGCACAAACTTACTTGCGGTGGAGTTTCAAACGAGCTGCTGGACTATGAGCCATGTGACGAAGTTCCGTTTGCCAAGTTTGAGATCGACCCAGAGCCTCACACGTTTTATGGCCGCTCACTGGCTGAGATCGTCCAAGATGACCAAGACGCAGCCACATCGGTTCTGCGTGGCATTCTCGACAACGTGGCAATGACTAACAACCCACGCATCGGCATGGTCGAGGGAGCTGTGAATGTAGACGATTTGCTGAACAACGAGATCGGGGCCATCGTGCGTATGCGGCAGGCTGGCGCTGTGCAGGACTTGTCAGTTCCCTTCACCGCTGGTCAGACACTTGGCGCGTTGACTTACCTTGACGGCCTCGTAGAGACCAAAACGGGCGTCTCTCGTGCGTCTATGGGCCTTGACCCTGACGCCATGCAGTCAACAACCAAAGCAGCCGTACAGGCCACCGTACAGGCGGCGGCTGGTCAGGTTGAGGTTATGGTTCGCAACTTGGCCGACGGTATGCGTGATTTGTTTGGCATTATGCTTCGCCTCTGCAATAAAAACGTAGACGAAGAGCAAATGATGCGTATGCACGGCACGTTTATTCCAGTGGACCCACGTGTGTGGAACAGTTCGATGGACGTGACAATCAATGTTGGCCTCGGCACTGGTCGTGAAGAAGAGAAGGCTATGGGCTTGAGCCAAGCATTGCAAATGCAGACAATGGTTTATCAGAACTACGGCCCGCAGAACGGTTTGGTCAGCCTGACCAACATCCGTAACACCTTGGCTGACATGCTGGCAGCAACTGGCGTCCGCAATGCTGACCGCTACTTTGCGCCAATCACACCTGAAATTGAGGCTCAAATGTTGCAAATGCAGCAGCAGGCTCAAGAGGCACAAGGCCAGCCAGCCGATCCAAACGCTGCGTTCTTGCAGGCAGAGCAAATGAAGGCTCAGGTCAAAATGCAATCTGACCAAATGAAAATGCAGTTGGATGCGCAAAAGGCGGCGGCCAATGACGACTTGCAGCGAGATCAGATGGCGCAAGACCTGCTTGTCAACGCAGCCAAGATTTATGGCGAGTACGGCACAAAGGTTGACGTTGCCAGAGTGCAGGCCGAGCAAGATAAGGTTCGCATGATTGGCGGCATGGCTCAGGGAGGCGCACCGCAGTGAGCGCAGAGATACGCAAGGCAGCCCGCGAGGCTAAATTGTTAAAGGATGACCCCACATTTAAAAGTGTGGTGGCATCTGTTCGTGAAGCACAAATTAGTGTATTTATGAGCAGTAGGGCAGATGAAGTTTCTGCCCGTGAACAGGCGCACGGAATTATTCTGGCGCTAAACCAGATCGAAGCGACCCTCGACGCCTCAATTGGGGCAGAGACGCTGTTAGATCGCAAACAAAGGACGTAGCACCGATGGAATCGACTACCCTAGACCAAGTAGCAGAAAGCCTACTTTCAGAAGCCCCGGACACGTCTGGCGGCGACACTAATCCTAGTGAAGTTTTGGACGAAATCACTGAACCCTCTGACGACGGTCAGGGCGATGAGATTGAAGCCAGTTCCGAATACGAGGATGACATCGACCCATCCGATGACGAATACTATGATGAGGAAACCGACGAAGACCAAGTAGATGTTGAGGCTCAGGACACCGAACTCCACACCGTCAAGTCTGACGGAAAATGGGAAAAGCGGACACTGGCAGAGTTGAAGCAGGCTTACGCGGCCCAACCGGCAATTAACAAGCGTTTTCAAGAGGTTGCAGAAATGCGCAAAGAGTTTGAGCGGGAAACTGTCCAAGCACAAGCGCAAATTGAGCAGCACGCGGAGGCGGTTGCACAGCAACGTGACGAAGTTTTGCAAATGCACCAGAGAATGCAGCAAGGCATCCAAGAACCAACGCCACCATCGCGTGAGCTTTTCGAACAAGATCCCATTGGATTTATGGAGGAAAAGCTGAAGTACGATGAGGCGAAGGTTTCATACGATCAAAACATGCAGCAAATTCAGTTTATGCAGCAACAGCAGCAGCAGGCTAAGGAAGCGGCTTCTCAGTCGTATCTCCAAGAGCAGGCCGAGATTCTGAAGCAGTATATTCCTGACATCGCGGACCCAGTTAAAGGTCCAAAGATTAAAAGCGCATTGGTTGATACGGGTGCTGCATACGGGTTTAGCGAAGAGGAAATGTCAGGTGTAACGGATAGCCGATACATCCGTGCAATGAATGATGCACGTAAGTGGCGTCAACTCGAAGCTAATCGCGTCAAAGCACAGCAGAAAGGCCAGAAGGCTCGACCTGTTGTGAAGGCTGGTGCTAAAAAGCATCAAGACGGAAGCGTTGCAAGCCGCAATAAAGCGGCGCGTAAAATGCAGAAATCTGGCAGCGTTGATGACGTTGCACGGTTCTTGCTTTCTTAAACTCTACTCTGAAAGGATAGCCCAATGGCTGTTACAGCGAATACAAACCAGACGTACAACGTCTCCACTATCAAAGAAGACCTGAGCGATGCACTAGCGTCAATCTCGCCAACTGAAACCATCTTCATGTCCACTATCGGCACACGCAACGTCGATAACACATACTTTGAATGGTCAGAAGTTGACTTGGCTGCTGCTGGCGACAACCGCGCAATCGAGGGTGACGCTGCTCCAGCGAACACAGCACCAACGAACGCTGTTCGCAAGGGTAACTATACGCAGATTTCAACGAAAATCGTAGAGGTGAGCGATACCGCTGACGCCGTATCTGGTGTTGCCGACGCACAGACAGTTGCCAAGCAGGTTGCTTATAAATTGTCCGAAATGAAGCGCGACATGGAAAAAATGCTTCTTTCCAACGTAGCTGCTTCTGCTGGCGCTTCTGGCACCGCACGCACAACTGCTGGCTTGGGTGCATTCTTGACATCTAACGTGGCACGCGGCACTGGCGGCGCAAACGGTACGACATCAGGCACAGGCGAAGCTGGATACCCAGACGCGGCTGCAACCGATGGCACAACACGCGCTATCACTGAGGACTTGCTCAAAGGCGTCATCGCTGACTGCTGGGATGCTGGTGCAGAACCTTCAGTTGTTTTGTGTGGCTCCGCTCAAAAGCAAACTATCTCAACTTTCACAGGTAACGCTACGCGCTACAAAGAAGCTGAAGATAGCAAGCTAAACGCAGCAATCGACGTGTACATCTCAGATTTCGGTGAGTTGCAGATCGTTCCAGCACGTCACATCCGTTCGCGCGATGTGTTCGTGATTGATCCGTCATATGCGAAGGTTGCTTACTTGCAAACTGCCAAGCAAAAACCATTGGCACGCACAGGTCTATCTGAGCGCCGCTTGATCTCTGCCGAGTACGGCTTGGAAGTGACATCGCAAAAAGCACACGGTGTTATTGCAGACGTTTCCTAAATCAATAATGGGGGGTGCCACGTCGGCACCTCCCAACCCCATTAAAGGACATCGAAAATGAAAATTGAAATTATCACAGACCGCCAGCCGTTTATTGATGGCAAAGCGTGTGTAGACGGTCAGATTTTGGAATGCTCCGCTGATGAGGGCAAGGTTATGATCGCCAATGGGTTTGCCATTGAGGTTAAGCCAATCAAAGCGGCCCTTAAAAATGCGGTTAAGGGTAAATGAGCGCGACCATCCTAAACACCAAGTGGACATCGGAAGACGATAAAGTCATCGTCTCTCGTTCACAGGACGTAACCAGCATTCTCGACTTTAATCGGGAAAAGCAGATTGACGGACACAATGTCAAATCTGGGATGCGCCACGTTGCTGGCATTCCATTTATTGTCGTAGAAAAGTGGCTCATGGACAGCGGTTTGAAGTTTGGTTCGCCTGAGTTCAATGAGTACATAAAAAAAGAAATCATAAGCGGCGATTACTCGAAACTCCTAGTTCACGGATATTAACGTGCTTGGCATTAGCGGCACATATCAGGCAATCCGAACGGCCAACGGACCAGCGCAGCACATAGCCGTGTCACTGGTCGGCCTTACATACGCTGGCATGTTTACGGGAATGGTGCCGAACGTGGTGCTTGTTTCGTGGATTGTGTCGTCGGTGCTGGTTTTAATCGCAACAGTGTGGCTGCCAAAGGTTTGGCTCAAGAGGTCACTTGTTGCTGACTTCACGCTGTCCTGCGTCGTGCTGGCGTTTTACTTTATGCACAGCCCAGAGCCTACTGGCCCAGTTTACCACGTAATGACAGCACACGGCATGGAGGCCGCCGCACGCGGGTCACACAGCATGAGTGCCGTTGATAAGTTTTCCCACGGCCTTGCGTGTGTTATGATGGCTGTATGGTCGTTATATCTGAGCAATCTAGTGCAGCGCCAAATATTTGAGCAGGAGCGCTTCAATGCCAATGAATGATATGATTATGCCGTTATTGCTGGCCCTGATTGGCGCTGGTGGACTTTGGCAGCTATTGAGCCTGAAGGCCAAGCAGGGACATGAGGCTATGATGCGTGACAAGACTGAGCGAGCTGCGTTTAATGAGACGTTGAAACTTCAAGTTGACCGTCTCGCAAAGCAGGTAAACGATCTGGTTTCGGAGAAAGAAGAATTGCTCAAGTTGATGGGCGACCTAAAGGCCGACCTTGCAGCGGCGCAGGTCACTATCAAATCGCTGCAAGAGCAGATGATGAGAAAATAGGAGACACGCAATGGCGGGAATACTCGGTAAAATATTCGGATCAGGTGACGTTATCAAGTCAGGCATTGATCTGATTGATAGCTTCCACACCTCAACTGAAGAGCAGATTGAAGCAAAGACCAAAGCCAAGGTCGAAATCATGCAGGCTTACGCTCCATTTAAGCTGGCTCAGCGCGTGATTGCGTTTTCATTCACGGCAACCTACCTGACGTGCTTTGCAATGGTTCTGGGGTTCACGTTAATGGACCGGGTGGCCGACGCAGATAAAGTGCAGCGTGTGCTAGAGGACTTCCAGATTGGTTGGTCTATGATTGTTATTCTTGGCTTTTACTTTGGCGCAGGTGCGGCTGAAGGCTTTATGGATCGGAAGAAGAAATGAGCTTTAAATTATCCAACCGCAGCCTCGGCAAGCTTGAGGGTGTAGACGAGCGATTGGTTGCGGTCGTCAAGCACGCCATCACAGTCACAAAGATTGACTTCGGCGTTATATGTGGGCTGCGCACCATTGAAGAGCAGCTCGAGCTGGTCGCCCATGGTGCCAGCCAGACAATGAAGTCAAAGCACATTGGCGGCAACGCAGTGGACCTTATGGCATATGTCGGTTCGCGTGGGTCGTGGGAGTTAAATTTGTACGATGACTTGGCTGATGCGATGAAGGCAGCGGCCATCGACTTGGGCGTTCCGCTGCGCTGGGGTGCTGCATGGCATATCCCTGACATCAGAGACTGGGACGGCACGATGGAAGAGGCCATGAATAGCTACGTGGACTTGCGTCGGTCACAAGGTCGGCGACCCTTTATCGACGGGCCGCATTTCGAGCTAGTGGTTTGATTTTGGCAGGCACCCGACCCCAAGCCTGCCATTTGGGTCAAAATTCTAGCTAAAACAAGAGATAGCAAATGCGCAAATCATCTAGCGATAAGGGTTGCCTCATCAATGGCCAGCGCGGTAAGCCATCTTTCGTTACAGCCTTCTGTGTCGGACTTTTATGGGTAAGGTAGTTTGATCTGTGACGCAATCGGTAAATCTCACATCGGCCAAGAAAGTTGGAACAAAGGGCCGCGTCGATACCAGCCTTGGTCGAGCTGGCGAGTTTTACGCGGCCTACAAGCTGCAAATGGCTGGCGGCCTGCAAGTCTCGCATATAAACGGCACCTGCGATCTACACGTAACGCTGCCATGTAACCGCGTTCTGCGTGTCGAGGTAAAGACTGCTGGAGTGATTTCACAGTATGGAAGCTATAGATTTAACCGTGGTGGCAGCGATGCTGACATTTTTGTTCTTGTGGCCATAAGAGTTGGCTTGCTGCGCATTGTCAGTGCGTCCGAAATCAACAAGTCAACGATTACACTTCGGCCCGAAGATTTCACTCAACAGGCCGAAGACGAGGATATAGCGGGACTGTTTGCCCTTTAGTCAACTTTCCTCACAGAACAAGCCACAATCAGGCATAGTCTTCAGTGGCCTACCTTTTGCGTTGGGAGACAGCTCATCTAGAAACAATCTCTCATTTTTGACCCTGACTAACTTTGATCCAAGCCGCCTAGACTGTTCAGCTCTGTCGGCAAATACATCGGGAAACTCTTGTCGGACCA